GCACACGCCGCAGTGCGGGCAGACGTGGCCGACGGTCTCCGGGTCGCCGTTCGTCCATCGGAAGCCGTGGCTGGCTTCCTTGCCACCCCAGTCGAGCGTGTGCTCCTCGCTGCAGTGCGGACAGCGGATGAAGTACTGGAAGCGGGCATCGGCCTGCTGCTCGCGGTCCTCGATCAGGCTGAAGCCCTTCAGCTTCGGCGTGGATCCTGCGACCGACTTCGGAAAGGTCGCGCCCTCGACGCGCTTGTCGCCGAGACGGAAGGCGCTGCCCTCCTTCTCGATGTCGCGGTCGAAGCCGTCGGTCTCGTCGTAGTAGACGCAGTCGACCGTGATCCGCCGGTAGTTCTTCGCCGCCTTGCCGCCGCGCAAGTGCAGCAGGCAGCCGAGGAACTGCTTCTTCTTGATCGTGTTGTCCTTGGACTTGCGATTGAACTTCGGGAACACGCGACGCATGACCTTCACATCGCGCAGCATCGGCTCCAGCTCCGTCGTGACGAAGTCGTCGCGGTCCTCGTCGGTGGGCTGGTACACCGCCTGGTTTCGGCGCTTGTGCTCGGCGAAGTAGCCGATGGCCGCGAGGAAGATCTTCGTGTACCCCGTGCGCGCCGACTTCCGCCAGGTGACGTGCGTGATCTCGTCGTGACCGATGCAGTCGGCAATGGCGACCTGGTACGGGTAGGCCTCCCAGCGGCCCTGCTCGTAGCTGCTCTCCTCCGACAAGTAGAAGTGCTCGGCCATCCACGTGGACAGCCGCATGGGCGGCGGCGCCTCCAGCGGACGCAGGCCACGGCGCAGCGCCGCGTTGATCTCGTCGCGCTGCTCGGTGCCCAGGTCGGCCAGCGTGACCGGGCGCTCCAGTTCCATCAGCTCGGTCGGCTGGGTCATGCCTCTTCCTCCTCGTCGGCTTCGTCCTCTGCATCCTCAAGCGTCATGGCCGCCGCGCGGTTGCGGGCCTTGGTCACCTCCTCGTCGAGGATGCGCAGTGCCTCGCCGGGTAGATCCACGCGACGGCGGACGCGCGGAACCAGCCCCTGCAGCAGGCTGCCCACATCGCCGGCCATCTTGGCCAGCACCAGCTCCAGCACAGACACCGGCGCCAGCTCCCGGCGGCTCACCGCGTTGTCCATCGCGACGCGGTCAGCCTGCTCCCGGGCGAGCCGGGCGCGCTCGCGCGCCAACTCGCCATCGGCGCCCCGCCCAGCGGCCTGCTCGCGCAGGTGCTTCGTGTACGCGCGCAGCCAGGTCGCCGCCGGCTGGCCGGCCTGCAGGATCGAGCGGCCGAGCAGCTCGCTCACCGCCTGCTGGCTGATGCCGACCAGGTCGCCGAACTGCTCTTGGGTGATTGGGGTTTGCAGTGCTTCCATGGGTACAACCCCCTTAGGAACGCCCCGCAACTGCGGTGCGAACGGGGTTCGAATTACCCTTGATCGAGGCCTCCCGGGAGGACCCGACCAGGGGGGTGGGGGTGGTCGGCCGAGCCTTGGTTTGGGTCATGCTCACTGCCCTCCCCGACCGTTGACCGACAGCCCGAGCTTGGCGAGCTGCCGCTCCATGCGCTGCTGGTAGTGCGAGCGGAAGCGCGAGCCGATCACGCGCTCGGCCGTGCCCGCGAAGTCGAAGCGCTTGCCGTACTTCGTGCCGTTGACGAACAGGAGCACGGGCTTCACCGCGCTGCCCGAGCTAAAGCGGTACCGAGCCCACACGCCGCGCCGCAGGTGCTGCTCCTTCTCGCCGTGCTTCCAGGAGCCCTTGCCCACCCGCGCCTCGCCGCCGTGCGCAACGAAGTACTCGATGCGGCTCCGCTTCGCCCGCGAGCGCTTGCTGGCCGTGGCATTCGCGTCCGAGCCTGCGAGGTTGAAGGCCTTCAGCTGGCTGAGGATCTGCACGATCTGGCCGCGGCCCATGTTGCCGTAGGCATCGAGCTTCGCGCCTGCGCCGGGCACCGCCCGCTCATTGCTGCGCATGTAGCCTGCCCGCACCAGGATGTCCTCGAAGCGCTTGAGCGGCCGGTTGCCACCCTCGATCTGCGGCAGCAGGTAGTGAGCCCGCGCCGCGTCGTCTTTCAGCCAGACCTCGCCCTGCATGCGGGTTCGGGTGGCGAAGCGCGTATAGAGCGCGTTCAGCGTGAAGCGGGTCGGGTTGTTCAAGCTCGCGCGCATCTCGGCGACCTCGGCCTCCTTCACCTCGCGCACTGTGTCGTTGATGGCCTTGGCCATCACGTCCGGGTGCTCCTGCTGCAGCTCGCCGAAGACCTGGGCGATCTCGGTCGCGTCGAAGCGGATGTTCATGCTGAGCATGCGGCGCCCTTCCCTGCCGAGGCCATTGCGGCCGCCTTGCGCTCGCGCCAGGTCTCGTGCACGCCGGCCTCGACGTGCTGGCGGTATGCATCGCCGAGCCGCAGCGCCAAGCCAGCGAGGTGCTGGTGGCGGCTCGGCTTGTCCGGCAGCGCGAGGACGACCTCGACGTCCAGCTCGGCGCGTGCATCGCGACCGCGGCGCCGCTCGATTTCGTCGAGCCAGTCGATGCGCTGCATGAGGTCGGGCTTGCGGGCGATGGAGCGCGCTTCGCAGAGACGGCGCCAGGCCTCGCTGCTCGTGTCGATGGGGGTGTCGGTGGTGGTCGTCATGCCGGTGGTGCTGTGGATTCCGCTGAGGCTGCTGCTCTGGTCGTTCCGTCCAACCTCAGGTCGGTCGGAGGGTTGGTCGTGAAGGTTGGACGGGCTGCGGGCCGCGCCGTTGTTGACTTCGTCCAACCTCCCAACCTTCAGGAAGGGAAAGCTCACGTGCAGGGGTGCGCCCGGGCGGGGGCGCACATCCGCGCCCGCTCGCCCGCACCCACACACGGGGGCGATTTCATGAGGAAGGTTGGGAGGTTGGACGGATTCCCCGAAAACCCAATGCCGGCGGGGGTTTGCGGCCGTCCAACCTGGCCGTCCAACCTTGTCGGGTGAGGTTGGTCGAGGTTGGACGGTTCCCCACCGTCCAGTCGACCGACCGCCCATCTCGGGTTGTGACCGCCAGGGGGTGCGGCCGAGCTGGCCGCTCGGCTGGTCCTGGGGGATGTGGAAGGCGTGCATGCGGGTCAGAGCGGCGAGTCGTCGCCCTCGTCGTCTGCAGCGCCTGCGTGCGCCGTGGCGGCTTCCTGCTGGGCGTCCGCGCGCTCGTAGTAGTACGCGCGCTCGCCGCCCGTGTCGCGGCGCTTGACGTAACCCAGCCGCGTCATGATTCCGGCGATGCGCATGCTCATGTTGCGCGCCGAGTCGATCTTGTCGACCGGCACCTTGACGCCCTCGATCAGGATGCTGTGCGCGTACCAGCGGCCCAGGATCGCGACCTCCGGCTCGGCGAGCCAACGCTGGATGACGGCCTGCCACGGGTCGGCGATCTCGCGGTGCTCCTGCTCGGGCGCGGCGAGGTCGCGCTGCTCCTGCGACGTGAGATGCCAGACCTCGCCCGCGTTGAAGCGGTGCACGGCTTCGGCGAAGAGTTGATCCCGCTCGCGGCGCAGGCGGTCGAGGTCGACCTCGCCGTCGATGCGCACGCACCAGAAGCGCCGGCCGCCGGATGGATCCTTCAGGTACTCGTACTGGTTCGTGGTGCCGACGAATACGCAGCGTCGCTGCACGTCCACCTCGCGGCGCTCGTACGGCGGCCGGTAGCGGTCCTTGCTCGACGTGATGAAGCCCTTCACGCGCGTGACCTCAGCGCGGCTGAGTGCGTCCATCTCGCCCCATTCGAGCCACCAGCAGCCAGACAGCGCCATGAAGGCGTCTTTGCTGTCCAGGTCCAGCGGCGTGTCGGAGAACCACGCGCCGCCGAGGATGCTCACCGCGGTCGACTTGCCCCGGCCTTGCCCGCCCTCGAAGACGAGCATGTTGTCCATCTTGGCGCCAGGCCGGAACACGCGGGCGACCGCGCCGATCATGAACTTGCGGCCGACGGTGGCGAGGTACTCGCCGCTGCGCGCGTGCAGCTTGGCGGCCTTCATGATCTGTTCGAGCCAGGTGTCCAGGCGCGACGTGCCGTCCCAGCGCAGGCCGGTGAGGTAGTCCTTCACCGGGTCGATGCGGTTGTCGTCGCCGGCCATGCCGACGCCGCCCGTGATGGCACCATCGCCCTTGATGACCAGGCCCAGGTGCTGGGCGAGCCACAGGCCGAGCCGGTGGTCGTCGCGGATCTCCCACGAGCCCGGCGGCAGGTCGGTCGGCGTCTCGCGCTGCTTCACGACGCGGTTCGCGAACTCGTCGTAGGCGACGATGCCGCACCAGTCGGGATGGTGCTTCAGGATCAGGTAGACGTTCTCACGGCAGTCGTCCAGGCCGCCCCGGGGCTTCTGGATCAGCTCGGCGCGCCAGTTGGCGAGGCCAGCGCGAGTCGCCGTGCGAGCGGCGCCCGGACGGCCCGCAGCGCGCTCACGCGGCGATCCTTCGCTTGCGCGAGCCGTGGGTGGGGTATCGGTGCTGTCCTCACGTTCAGCCTTCTCGACCTGCAGGCAGGCAGGCAGCCGGCGCCGGCCGAGCATCGCCCATAGGTCGTCCGGGCTCATGCCCTCCTCGATCGCGTTGGCGATGTCCCAGCCGTCGACGCGCTCGCCCGGCGCCGGGATCTGCACGATGCGCACCGCGCGCGCCTGGTGCTTGACCAGGTGCTTCGCGATCTGCTCGACCGCCACCGTGCCGGGCTGCTCTGCCTCCGGCGCGATGGGCTGGCTGTCGGGGTCAACGCCGGCCTTGCGCTGCTCGGCCGTCAGCTTGACGCGCTTCGCATCGCAGTCGGGCCACAGGATGACCTTGCGGCCCGCCAGCACCGACCAGTCCACCTTGCTGGTGGCCTTGCCGCCGCCTGGCCAGCTCACGATGTCCAGCTTCTCACGCAGCAGCTCGACTCTGTGCGCGGCATCGGCGCACTTCTCGCCCTCGACCACCAGCACGACCTTGTCGTCGCTCAGCGGCGCGGTCAAGTACAGCGGACGCGGCTCGGGCCACTGCATCCAGCGCCATTCGCAGCGGCCCGTCTCACGGTGCCGCGCGTACACGCACGGCAGCACTTCCTTGCCGCCGTCGCTGGTCCTGAAGCGGTAGACGACGCCGAGCTTGCGGCCGGATTGGTCGGTGTAGGTCCAGGTGTGCTCGGGCCGGCCGCGCCGGCTGTGCGCGACTGGGTGCGGGCCAGCGTCATCGGGGACCGGGACGATTGGTTCCCAGTCGCTGCGGGCGGGTGCCGTGTCCTCTGCAGCCTCCGGAGGTGCTTCCACCCCACCATCGGCTTGCGCGCGCGCGGCGCGGTCGCGTGGGGAGGAAGGCGCCGAAGCGTGGCTGCCGGTGCTGCGCAGGGTCACGCCGAGCTGTGCGGCGAGCTGCTGGCAGGCGTCCCACTGCTCCAGGCCTTCGATCGCCGCGTACAGACTGACCAGGTCGGCGCCGCCGTCGCCCTGGTTGAAATCCTTCCAGATGCCGGTGTCGAGGTTGATGCTCAGGCTCGTGCCCGGGCGGCCGCTCAGGTCACCGCACTTGAACTCGCGGGCCATGCGCTTGCCCTCGGGCAGCCAGGCGGCGAGCAGGCGGTCAACGCAGGCCAGCGCGGCGCGGCCGACCGCGGCGAAGTCTTCTTTGTAGTTCTGGTGGGACATGCAGGCCGGCGAGGTCAGAAGAACGAGCGGCCGATGCGCACGGACTGGCGCTGGCGGGCCTGGTGGTCATCGCGGCAGTCGTCGTCGCAGTAGAAGGCGGTGGGTGCGCAGGCCTCGCAGCAGTTGGCGCAGGTGCCCAGCGGCAGGTGCAGGCTGCGCTGCGCGCGTTGGTGGTGGGCAGCCAGGGCGCCTTCCAGGAACTCGGCCTCGCGCACGGTGGCGAGGTCATCAGCGCTCAGGCGCTCGAGGGTGTCGCGGATCAGCGCCGCGGGCGGTGCGGTAGTCGGGCGCATCAGCGGGCCTCCCACTGCGAGGTGCGCTTGCTGGCGCGGTTGCGGGCCTGCAGCGCAGCGAGCACGGCCTGCACGGCGGCCACCAGCTCGGCGGCTTCGCGCTCGACGCGGCCCAGTTCATTGTCGGAGACAGCGCCGTCGGCGGTGACCTCTGCAATCTGGCTGATCACCTCGGCGAACTCGCGGGCCATGCGGGTCACGCTGGTGAAGGTGTCGTCGTCGATGCCCTCGGGGCTCGACGGCAGCGGCAGCACCATGCAGTGGCAGGCCATCGCGAATGCGTTCAGGATGCCGCGGTCTTTGCTCAACATCGTGAGCTTCAGCGCGTCGGCCAGGCCGAGCTTGGCGGTCGCGTAGTTGGGGTCGACCTCATGGTTGAGCGTCGAGGCGCTCTTGCCGAGGAGCGGCGCGAGTGCGGTCGCGCCTCCCGGGTAGTCGTGGACGAGGTTGAAGGCGGCAGTCTGAACGTTCATGGCAGGTGCGCGAAGTGATTGCTATAGCCAGCCACCGCTGCTGGAGACGACACTGCGGACATCACCGCGGCGTCGGCTGCAGCAACGGTGGAACGAGGTGGAACCTGCAAGCGCTGTTCTGGCGCCCCGGGTCGCCCTACCGCCCCGGGCCAGATGAGGTGCCAGTCCTGGGGCCTGAGGTCCCAGCACTCGACCCGGCCTTCACAGGCGAGGACGAGAGCTGGAACCAGTGCGGGCGGGACAGGACGGATGCGGCTCGCCATCTGCGAGAGGTAGGCCGATGCCACTCCGACTTCGCGCGCAACCCGTGCATGTTGGCCGCGCTTCTCGGCGAGGTAGTCAGCGAGGTTCATACCCCATGATAGTAGCGTTTGCTTCTAGTATGCAAGTAGCAAATGCAACGCTAGCGTCTGCTACCGTTCAGGGCATGACACCCGAACAACTGCAGCAGTACAGAGTGGAGCGCCTCGCCGCTGCGCTCGCGCACAAGTTCGATGGGAATCGATCGGAGATGGGTCGAGCGTTGGGATACAAAGACGGCGCGTTCATTCGCCAAATGCTGTCGGAGGCACGGCCCATCTCTGAGAAAACAGTACAAGCGATCGAGGCCCTACCGGGCATGTCCGACTGGTTCAGCCCAGCGGCACGAAACCGCCTCGACGCAACGATCAACGTGTTTCCACTGACCAATGCGGACGAGCTTCCAGACGGGGTAGTAGCTGTACCCGAATGGGATGTCCGGTTCAGTGCCGGCAATGGCCACGAGGCCACCTACGAAATCGTGGAAGACAGCGAGCCCGCGTATTACCGAAGAGATTGGTTCACCAAAGAGGGCATCAACCCGACCCGAGTTCGTCGCTTCAGGGTCACTGGAAACAGCATGGAGCCGTTCGTCTACGCGGGCGATCACGTGCTCGTGAATCTGGCCGAAACGGAAGTCATTGACGGCAAGGTCTACGCCCTTCGGTACGACGCCGAGCTGCGCATCAAGCGCCTGCTCCGTCACCTGGATGGCACGCTGATCCTCCGCAGCGACAACCCCCAATACGTTGACGAGACGGTGCCTCCGGCGTTGGTCGCTACGCACATCACCATCATCGGACGGGTGCGCGATCGGTCCGGTTCGGGCGGGTTGTAGCTGGCGGGCGGTGCCCGCAGCAATCGGGCAGCAAATGCTATTGCATTGATCGGTAGCGTTTGCTACGCTACGCCTCATGTTCAGTTTTTCGTGAGGCCTCGATGCAATTGCTCTCGACTCGCAGCTACCGCTGCCACTACCACCCGAAGGACCGTAACGGGTACCCGGCGACGTGCGATTCCGGCGTCCTCCCCTTCGTGCAGATCAAGGCGCGTGACGCCGAGAATGCCCAGCGCATCGCCCACCAGCTGACCGGCTGCTCGATCAGCAGCGTCGAACGCCTCGAAGAGGCGTGGGCATGAACGCGTCCAGCATGCGCCCTCACTCAGCGCGGCGTGCGCCGATCGTCGGCGCGCGCGTGGCCGGCCATCGGTTCAACAATGACGACCGCTACGAGCGCATTTACTTCGGCGCAACGAGCGACTTTGGCGAGCTGAGCGGCAGCATCTGGTATCGCCTGCGCGATACGAGCTACGGCAGCCGGGCGGACGCGTGGCACGTTTCGACAGAGGTGTGCGGTCGCCGCATACATCTCGAATCGATCATCGACGACTTCGGCAACCTGGTGGCGGTGTCGTGATGAATGCCTCCATCCCTCTCAACGTCCCGCCGCTGCCGCGCTGGGACGCGACGAGCTACCGTGCCTGCGAACTGTGCGACCACGGCCGTCCGGCGGATGACGCCGAGCTGCACTGCCACTGCTCCGCTGCCGTCGCTCCGCTGCGCTGGCAATCGGTGACGGTCGTACGTGCGCCGCACGGCCAGTGCGGCCCCGAGGCTCGACACATGAGCCTCGGCGGCGCCCCGCTCTAACCCTCAACTCCAGCCCATCCCCGTCCGCCGGCGACCTCGCAGGCGGCGAGCTTCAACACGCCCTGACAGGACACGCATGACTTGGATCACCACCGCCACCGGCGCCGAGGTATCGCTGCAGCATCCGCAGCCCGGCGCGATCACACTGCGCACGATCGCGCATCACCTCAGCCTCATCAACCGCTTCACCGGTGCGACCTGCAGGCCCTACAGCGTCGCCGAGCACTCGCTGCTGGTCTGCGAGATCGCCGAGCGCGAGTTCCAGCTCGACGCGCACGGCCTGTTCGCCGCGCTGCTGCACGACGCCCACGAGGCCTTCACGAACGACATCAGCACGCCCGCGAAGGCAGAACTCGGCGCGCCGTGGGCTGCTTTCGAGCACCGCTTCGAACGGCTAGTCCGCAGTGCCTTCGCCATCCACGTCGCATCGACCGCGCATGCCGCCGCGATCAAGCGCGCCGACTTGATCGCCCTCGCGACCGAGCGCGCCCAGCTGCTGCCAGTAGGCGGCACGCCCTGGGAAGTCCTGCACGACGTGCCGATCGCACCATGGGTCGACCTGATGTCTCGCAAGCGCTGCACCGCCCGCTGGAGCGACTGGCGCAGTGCTTTCAGCGAACGCGCCGACGCCCTCGACTTCCAACGCCATGAGCAAGCGCACCGACCCAACCGCCAACCACCCATGGCACGGATCACAAACACCCCGCGCGACGCCTTCCACAACTGCCCCGTCATTCCGACTAGGCCTATCGAGCACACCGAGGAGACCTCGAATGAGTAGCATCGTCACGCAAATGCTCGTGGCGGAGAAGTACGGCGCGCGCCTCAATGTCGACCAGCTTGCGAGCCTTCTGGGCCTGTCAAAAGGCGCTGTGTATAACCAGATAAGCGCGGACACGTTTCCCGTGCCAACGTACATCGACAGCGGGAAGCGGTGGGCAGACTTTCGAGATGTCGCCGAGCATCTCGATGCGTGTCGAGACCGCGCGCGTTCTCGGCAATAGAGATTGCGCAAGCCTTCAGTGCCTGGACAGCCGATCGACAACCTCAAGCAGTTTGAAGTAGGGCCACGCAGTTGCGATCAGCATGGCCGCTGCGACCACTCCTCCAATCACGGCCCATCGAGCCGATGTTCGAGCTGAGCGGGCAGAACTCTCCGCAGCGACGGTCTGCCGGCGCATGAATTCATGCTGCTCATCCTCGCGCTCGATCACACCTTCTTGCTCTTGCGCCAGCAACCATGCGGCAGCGACGGAGCGATTGCGGGGGTGGAGCGTGATTGGAGAGGCAACCGCGTCCCGCAACTCCTCAACGCTGTGCCTGTTAACCCACTCGGACACATCGTCAAAGGTGCGGAACACGGCCATAACTCAACGAAGGTTCAGATCTGCTGCCAATGCGCGTCGATCTCTTCGCAGGCAGCAGCTACATCCGCCATGCGACGAGCGGTCGCAGCGGGAGCCGGAACCACCTCCTTGCGGAAAACATCCACGGAGAGACAGTGGGATGGCATAACTTTGCAGCCGCGGGGACCGTGCTCAATGAGCCATCGATGCAAGAGCGTTGCAACATACTCGCCGCCCTTTCGCTCGAGCGCACTTTCGGCCGACTTCGTAAAGTGCAATTTCATTGCGCCGACACAGGACACTCCACGGTGCTCGAATCGCAGAAGAAACTGCGGGCGAACGGAAACGTCCAGCCCTTTGATGCGGAGATGCGGGGGATGGTCTGCCCCCTGACTGAACACGACATCCTCCCTGGGCACCTTGCCAGAGAGAGCCAGGAAGGCATCCAGCGCATCAGCCGTATTTTTTCGGTCATTGATCGCCCAATCCGACCCCGACACATCGGACCGCAACTGCACGACTGCTCGGTCAATCGCACGCGGATCCCACCCTCCGGTCAGGAACTCATTCAGCGGCTCGTCAGCGAGTCGGTAGAGGGGAACGACGGAACCTTTGGGGTGCTTCTGGTCGTTGATGATTCGGCGCCGACGGGTCGGACTCGTGGTGACGAGGTATTCGCCGAGTTTGTTTACAGACATGCGCGGCATAGCAGGTATCCAAGCCCTTCCTAGAGTGAGAAGGCCCCGATTGCCCAGCCATTGCCTATAATCCGAAGGTTTGATCCGGTGGTCTGCAAAGGCCCCCGTCCCTAGAGCCGTAACGGTCTGGGGCGCTCACGCCAAGGTTCCAGCCTTGGCGTTTTGCGTTGGGCGATCCATTCTACGAGCCCAACCTACAGCCAACAACGCACAACCCTGTGGAAATTGTGTTGGCAACCTGTTGACAACCGCTGCGAAAATCATCACTAAGTTGTTGTCACAGGCCAATCGTTCTTGCATCTCCACTCAGCGCTGCTTTTTTAATCAACCACAGCTCTCGCACTCAGTTGCAGAAGAAGAGCAGGCTCAATCTCCCGGCACGACATCGCGTTCCAAGTTCTTCAGCCGACGCCCAGCAACCCGCTCATGAAGGTCTTCCGGCTTCAGGTTCGTGTAGCGACGCAGATGTCGCCAGTCTTTATGCCCTGTGACCAAGGCGACCTGCTGAATCTCGAATCCAACTTCAAACAGCCGACTTGTCCCCTCGTGTCGCAGATCGTGGAAATGGAGATCCGGTATGCTGAGAGAGCGACACGCCTCGGTGAAGTACTTGCTCACGGTTGACTCGCCGATCGGGAAGATCCGAGCCTCGCCATCAAGCCGTGGCTGCGCATTCAGGATCGTCCATGCGTCTCCCAGCAGCGGCACCCATTGGTCGTTGCCTTCCTTCTTCCGCGGATCCTTGCGGTCGCGCACCAACACGAGCCTTCGCTTCCTGTCCACGTCTTCCCATTGCAGACGAGAGATCTCGCCGCGCCGCATGGCCGTCGCCACAGCAAACCGGACAACGTCGGCGAAGAGCTGGCCGCGCACCTCGGACAGGTGCGCAATGATCTGCACCAGCTCGTCCTCGGTCGGGCGCCGTTCGCGCTTTCCGCCGCCACCAATCAGCCCCAAGTGCTTCAGCAACGGACGCGCGGCGGCGGCCACGTCCGGCAACACCACCTTGAGCCCCACGCCGGCATACCGCATCGCGGTGCCGAGCTTGCTGATCTCCATGTTGCAGGTGTACGGTCCCGCACCTTCGTCCCGACGCATCTGGCAGTACCCGACCAAGTCCTGCGGTGTCATCACCGTCGCATCGAGTTCGCCGAGTCCCTCGACCAGGTGCCTCAGCATGTAGTGCTCGTTGCTCGTGTCCGGAATCGGCCTTGACCTGTCGCGCAAGTCACGGTAGGCATCGATCACGTCACGCAACAGTAGCGTGCGCCCCATCACTGACGTCGCAGAGGGGGCCTTGCCTCGGTCGATATCGCCTTCGACTTGGCGCGCCCAGACATCTGCCTGGGCCTTCGTCTTGAAGGTCTTGCAGTACGATGGATGGCCCTTTCGGCGGATCAGCGCTCGCCATCCCTCACCCACTTTGATGATGCTTGCCAT